TCAAATCTGAATACGTCACCAGAAGATACAGTCTTAGAAGCGGTTAAGTTTGCGTATGCAAGTAAGTTACCGCTTGAAGAAGCATCTAAAATACCAACTGCAACTACAGTTCCATAATCAGCTGTAGCTGTAGGATATTCAACAGCAGCAGCGTTTGTTGCTGTTGTTGGGTTAGTACCAGATACGGTAAAAGTAGAGGTTTGTCTTGCGTATGCACCACCACTTACTTCAGTACCACCACCTGTATCGGTAGGTGCTACTGTATACAAAGCAACATATAAAGTTGTTGGTGCTGTATAAGCAGTACCACCAAATACATGATCTAATACTTTGTCTTCTAAATAATCACTAAATCCAGCCATAATTACTCCTAATTATTATTCCAATAATAAATGTTTTTTCTAGCTTTGCCATAAGTTCTTCTTCTCTGTAACAAAGAACCTTTACCAAACTCAGCTCTTTCTTGTTCAAGTCGCATTTCTTCTAATGCTTTTTCAAACTGAGCAGTAAATAATGGCACTCGCTCATCTTCCATTAAAAAGATTGATGCGTGTTTTAAAGCTCCATATAAATAAACGTCTGGATGTCCTGTAGACACAAAGTTCGTTGTATTGGAATCGCTGAGTGCATCAATCGATCCATAGTATGTTAATTGTAATGTATAACTTGTGTCTGGAGTAGGGGCAAGTTCAATAGAATCGTCAACGATTGCAAAATAGATTGGCTCGCCAGCTACGTTATTATTTGATTGTCTATATACATCTAGTGATTCAATAGATTGTTGAAATAAAGGTCTGAAGTTGTTAGATGTTATTTCTACGTTTATAGCTTCCATCCAATCAGACGGTACAGCTAAGTATTGTGAATCAGCAGTAGCGGTTGCCCTTTTAATCATATCTTTGGTTCTTAGCCTACGATTAAGTTCACCCTCTGTGTTATCAATAAACATATCTATATCAGATGTTAAATCTGATCTGTTTAGATAATTTGCTATATTTGTTTTTAATTCAGCATACGTCATACCTTACCGCCCCATGTTCTAAATAATTTGTTGTCTGGATTGTTGAGCCATTGTTTCCATTTCTTGTTGTCTTGCGCCCAACCTTCTCGTAAAGCCTTTTGATATATTACCATAGGCACTTCTGCGACATGACGAAAATCTTTACCTGGTTTGTGTTCTGCTAATGTTTTGCAATGCTGTATTACAGGTGCGACATTTTGTTTGGTGTGATAAACAACCTTTTCATCTTCGGTTGCAAATTCGTGTGAATAATTAATCTTATTGTCAATTAAAGTTCTTTTAGCCATAGCCCTTAAATTTTAACACTATTCATAAAAAAAAGGGGCTAAAACCAAAGCTCTAGCCCCTTTCATTTAAGCTCTTAAGATACGCTTAAGTCTGCGACTACACCATGAGCAGCTTCGTTGCTCACTTCTAGTCCATACTCAACTACGATCATCTTAGTTTCAGCATCACCTATTGTTGCTATGTCGATAGTATCGAAGCTTCTTAGGTAAGAAACTTTAGCAAATTCAGGATCAACTAATAGAAGTGATCTTTCTCTTGATCTGTTTGATGGAACTATTTTTAGTTCACCAAAGTCAGATGAATAGATAGATACTGAAGCTTCTACAGTATTAGCATCAACCATTTGTCTAGCTTGCGATCTTCCTGTGAAACCAGAAATAACTTGCTTATTGTGAGGGCCACAAATAGCAAGATTTGGCTCTGCACCACTAGCAAACATTAACTCAAGAACGTCTTTCAGAAGTGTTTCTGTAAGTGCTCTTTGAGTACCGTCTGTTGGAGCAGCTCCACCACCAGTAGACGCACCACCAGTTCCTCTTGAATCATTAGTTGTGATCCAAGACTCGAAACCACCAGTTTGTCTTGCAGTAGTAGCGTCACCAGTTGTTTTAGCACCTTTTTGACATAGAGCTTCTTCCATATCTCTTTTTAGTGCTTTAGCCATGATAGCTAGTTGGTGTGCCATTTCTGATCTCTTACCAGCTGCATCTGAAGCATCTTGCGATCCTGTTACAGTTGCATCTCTGTATGAGATTTGACATACATTACTAACTCTTGCAGTAGCAGTAGAAGCCGCTCTTGAAAGTTCAAAACCTTCAAGTTGACCAGTTCCGCTAGGAGTTGGTAATGATTCAGTTTGCCAATCAAAAACTACGTTTTTAACGTTTCTTGTTCCGATTGAGGACATAAACGGAGTTTGCATCGGAGAGATGTTGTAAATGATATTACTTAAATCTTCTCTATCAGCTGTGGCCGTATATGTGTCAAAAGCATTAGTTACTTTAGCCATAATATATTCCTTTAAATTACTTTAATATTTGTTCAAAAACTTTAGCAGCATCTTGGACTTTGCCAGATTTTGCCAAGCGTTGTTTTGCTTTTTTGACAGGAGCTACTGATTTTGGTCGGTTCGTTGTACCAGGTCTTGCAACCCGAGCTTTCGCTTTCTGCGTTGGTTTTTTCTTTACAGCCTCAACAGTTTTACTGTTAAGCCATGCATTTCTTAAACCAAGTAATGCTCGGTAGTCGTATACAGAGTCCATCTCTTGTGGTGAATACCCCAAGACGTTAATGCCATATTCACGAATCGCTAGCTTTTCCTGTTGCGCTGTCTCAGGATTTTGCCATTCTGGTATGATCTCCAAGAGTCTTTGCTGACCTTCTTGCACCATCTGTGCGTATTGCTGTTGCTGTTTCTCAAATGCTTCTTGTTGAAGCCTTTGCTGTTCAGCTTGAGCGGCAGCTAATTTCTCTTTTCTATCATCCCAGAGTTGCTTTTCACGAACATAACCCACGGGATCATCTTCATACAACTGGTTCCAATCTGGCTCGTTTGCCAATTCGCCCGATATTTGGGCTTCCATCTTCGGTAACAGCTGTGCATAAATAGCATCTCTTTCCGCTAACTCCCTCTGCTGTTGCTCAATAGTTTTTCTTTGTTGAGACAGCTCTTGAGTTTTGCGAGTGTAATCTTGCTGACGTGAATATCCGTTTTGGAGTTCCTCAAGCGTGACCTCTACTTCTTCACCATCAACTCGTATGGTATATAAAGCGGGTTGCTCTTGTTCTTCTTCAACCTCTAATTGTTCTTCGTCATCAATTTCGTCATCGTATTCAAAGTCCTCTTCTTCTTCAGCTTCTTCTAATTCAAGTTCAGCTGCTTCAGGGAGTTCTTCTTCCTCAATGACATCTACTTCTGTTTGTTCTGCTTCTACAACTTTATCCTCTTCGGGAGTTAAGAAACTTTCAAAAGCGAAAGTAGTGTTCTCTAAGTCTGTTTGTAGGGCAGTCGGTTTTCCGTTGTTGCTCATAAATACTCCTTATATGTATTTATAAGTATTTTATATGAATTTTTGGGAAAAAGGAAAGTCTTAACCGATGTTACGGACTTTATTTATATTTGCTCTAGTCAGTTTTCCTTTCTCTGCAATGATACGCAGATGCTTTTCTATCTCTGGTATTAATAATATAGACTTGTGCAGACTTTCTCTTGATTCAACATCTTCAGGTTTTTTAGAGTTAATCCATGCTTGCATATATTCGCTTTTAAGATTTTTTAGTGCTTCTTGAAAAACATCAGACTCAAGTATTCTTTCAGCTTCAGCTGCTTTTACAACTTCTTCGTGTGTAGGCATTAGAGTGTTCCTAGTAGTGCTCTTGGACTTCCCTGTCTTATGGGTGAAACAATGTTATCAATATTTAGAACTGGGTTAGTAGGAGTCATTCCTAAATTAACCATAGGTTGTGGCATTACAGGGGTATTGACCATAGGTAATGTCGGTATTGAAACTGGTTGTGATATTTGTGGTAACTGAAACGGTATTTCTGGTATTTGAACTGGAGCTATGTTTTCAATCATAGGCAAACCTAAATTCATTGGCACGTCTACGATAGGTGTAGGTACTTCCATAACAGGAGGTGTTACAGGTATAGAAGGCATAACGGGTTGTGCTTCAGGAATTATCTGAGGCAATACTGGAGGTGTTATAGGTGTAGAAACTACTGGAGCTGCTACTGGTTGTGGTGTTACCGTTGGTGTAGGTAAGTTT